GCCCAAGGCTGGGAAAATGAAGCAATCGGTGACACTCCCAAGGGTGTCGAGAACCAAATCCCTGTAGAAGCCCCAGTTCCCGCCCGCCGGTTTGTTCCGGTAGGCATTGAGGATTCGTTCACGAAGGCGGTCATCGTCTTCAACGTCGGTTCCCCCAGTGAGCGGTGAGCCGGTGCTGACCAGCGCTTCCACGCCAACGTTGACCGGGGGGTTCACAAACCGAACCACTTCGCCCGCATCAAGGTTGGTCGCTGCCCCTACATCGATCGCTTGAACCGAGAGTTCGTCACCCTGGCTTGGGTTGACGTATGTCCCGACAACCTTGGCCCGTAGCCCGTTCGGAAGAATGAAGACCGAGGCATCCACGATCGTCGTGGCCCCAGAAATGTTGGGAACGATCTGCCCTGATGAACCAGAAGCGGGAACTTCGGGCAGGCCGATCGCATCCCTGATCTCGATCAGGTCGTCACCTGTCGCTGTGAGAGCCGAACGCGCTTGATCCGACGCTGAAACGTTTTGCTGACCGACGAAGGCCAGACGCCCAGAGGCTTCCGCCAATAGGTACCAGTCGGTTCCTGGGGTCGTGGGCGGAGTTTCGGTAATGCCGGTGTCGACGGCTGCAAGACGGATATCCCGGAGGAATGCGTCACGAAGCTCGTCAGACGAGCCCGCTAGTACGATGTCACCTGTAGCCATCAGCCGAAGTTCCTTGAAACCGAGTCATCGGTATTCGTGGTCAAGTCTGTGTAAGAAACCGTCACGAGAGAGCGCCCACCCGATCCCTTGATGACCGTGATGCTATTGACCCTCATCACCTTCTCGATGTTGACGAGTTGATTGAGAGCAACGTTGATGCTGTTCCGCACCTGAGCCTCGTAGGTCCTGCCCATCTTCGTGGGCATCTGCACGCCCATCTTGGGAACCGCGGTCGAACTGGCGAAGACCGTTATGAGAGCGAGCAAGACCCTTTGCCTCAATGGAGGCATCTGTTGGAACTGCTTCGTCGCCGTATCGATCGCGTAATCTTTCGAGCTCGGATCAATGAATCGGCAACCCGATCCGGGGGTCGGAAGTGGGTCAGCAGACAAAGGAGTGCCGATTCCGAAGGGGCCGAAGCCAGCAGGGAAAAGACCTATTCCAGGCATGTTAGTCAAAAGGGCATTCGATCGAGAACGATGGAAGGGCCGGCAGTGCCGGGAGCGTGAAGCTCGGAATCGGCAAGCTCAGCGTCGGAAGACGCAGGTTCAAACCCGGAAGGTCCAGATCGGTATTGAAGCTGGGCAGACTGGGCAGACCAGGGATCGTAAAGCTGGGTATCGGTAGACTTAGGGTCGGTAGCTTGAACGCAAACTCTAGGTCTATTGAGAAGCTTGGAAGTGTCGGGAGAGCGGGTAACGAGAAGGACGGAATCGGCAGTTCCAGACTGGGAAGTCTGAAGTTGCAGCTCACTGACCTATGAAAACGCCCTTCGCCGGGACCAACGGAACGCTAGCCGCGCCACCAGGTGACCCTGTCATCGGGCCGAGCATGATGCACTGAGCAGGGTTGGCAGTTCCGCCACCGAGCACGACGGTCCCGATCAGATTGATCTGGCCGCCACCCATGTGAATTGCAGCGCCTCCCGGCTCGGAGATGGTGCTGGATCCGTCTTTTTCGATTTGCCAGATGGCTCCTCGAGCGGCGATCTGCATCTTCCCGTTCTTGCCATCGAGAACAATGGCCATCGTCTCGCCATCAAAATCGAGCGTGACCAGGACAGCTTGCTGCTTGCCCTCTTTGAGCTGAAGCTGAGCCGATTGAGATGGCCCCGTGCTGTGGATTACCGTGTCACCAGGCTTGAGGTTGCCGACGATCTTGCCGCTTCTTGTGTCTCTGGCTCCGACGCATACAGCGTCACGGCCTCCGACATTCTTGAGCATCAAGCATTCGGCGAATCCGTTCGCGTCCTTTTGGTAAGGAAGCGAGCTGACCCCGAGAGCCTGGAAAACCTGCGCCTGGCCAAAGCCTTCGACGTCCTGCTCATCATCCGTAAGCGGAACGACGGGCTGCCAAACAGGGCATCCCGTAGCACCTACGGACGAAGCGCCCAATACCGCTATGTCGGCGTCGTGGCTCATTGTCCCTGGGTCCCGTCGAGGTTGCCGAATTGAAAAGAGGCCGGTCGGTAGCAAACGAGTTCGGTCGTTGCCCCTTCCTTGGGGTTCATCTTCAAGGTTCTTTCAACGATCCAAAGAGGCTCGAAGACGTTGCAGATCTCGTCCGCCACGTTGACCATCGTATCGACGGACCACACGGCTCCGGACACGGGATCCACGTGCCCGCGAAGCGTGCACTTGTATTCGAGTGTTGTTTTGAGCCGGTCGGCTATTGCCCTGAGTGCGGAATACGAAACCTGTTCTTGGCTTCGTGCTTCGTGGTCGTGAAGATAGAGAAGTCTGTAGAGCTGCCCGAGGCCAATGGAGTCGGATCCATTCGGCTTCCTGCGTCCTGGGATGGTTGAGTCGGCAAGGATGCGAGCAATCTCGGAGTTCTGCAGCTCGGCCAGATTGTTGATGTCGTAGGCTTGCTGGCTCGCTACACCCTGGTCGTCGTTCTGAGCAGCCCAACCTGTGAAAAGCGCGAACGTCGGGAAGCTCGAGTAGTCACGATCAGCAGTCGAACTGATGACATTGTTGACGCTCGAAATAGCGGGATCTGTGCTGCGGAAAACGCTGTAGGTCGGCTCCTGCTGGTAGTGCGGAGCTGTGATGATCAGAGTGTTTCGATCGTTGCCCGGCTGAATGGTTGCGCCGAAACGCTGGATCAAACGATTCAGGAACTCGTAGAGCCCTTCACCCTTCTTGGGCTTGTATTCCTGGAGGATTCGCTTCGCGTAGCCCCGTCCGCCTTTTGCGAACTTCACAGACACGCCCGTGCGGACGTTCCGCATAGCCAGGTCATCATCAGAAATAACAGTGTCGATGCCGACCGGGCCAGCCGCCGCAGTGAAGGCCGCTGCGATACTATCGCCCGTCTTGATCTTGAGCGTCGGGTCGACGTTGCACTCGACCAAATCCGCGATGTAGTCCCGCCCCCAAAAAGAAACGGCTGTCCCGTTCCCACCCATGGTGGTCTTGTCGATGCGGCCCAGTACCTGGCTGCAACCGTTGACTTTGAGCTCAACAGGCTGGAGCTCGAGGTTCCGCAGATCGTCCATGTTGTCCGCTACTGCTGTGAAGCTGAAACCGTCGGCACTCGTCAGGTAATTACTGCTGATCTCCCATTCCGTAATCGAGGTAAGCTCTTTGCCAGTGGTTTCGAAAACCACAGTAAGCAGAGAGTCAGTCAATTTAGCCAAAGATGCGGATCTTGGATCCCTTGGGAACCAACGGGTTCCGAACGAGCGATGGGTTCAATTTGAGGAAGTCTATGAGGCTCATGCCGGCAGTAGCCGCCACCGACTGGATCGTCTGCTTGTACGCAAGCGTGATGGTCTTGAGGCGTTGCCCGGGATTGTTCCCGTGCTGGGCCAGGCTGTTGGCTGAGTCCCGTAGGTTCGAAACCGCATCTTGGATCCGGGCGTTCTTCGGGTCTTCGATCTTGGTCAGCGCCTTATCGAGCTTCTGAAGCTTCGAAGAGAAGTTCTGCAGCGAAGCACTGACCTTGGCCTCGTTGCCCTGGATTTGGGAGACGGCACCCGCTATCGCGGATAGAAAATCAGTCTTGCCTTGCTGGCTAATGAACTGCTCGAACCCTGGGGTGAGCTTGAGCTCGTCATCGAGCCGCGTAGCAGCTGCCCCGATATTTGAGAGCGAATCGACGTCCGGAACGGTGTCGAGTTCTTCAATGGTGAGCGTGCGAACAAACTCGACGTTGAGGTCGACGCCGTCTCGCTTCCCCGCTTCTGCGATGTCTCGATAGCTCGTTGGGAAGCAATTGAACTGGCCGTATACGGGGTCGATCAGAACGTCGACCGTGCGGTTCAAGATGTCCTTGAAGAGGACCGGAAGGCCATGGCTAAAGAGCTGGCTGTACGGCCCGATCGTGATGTCTTCCCGCATCGGGATCGAGTAGCTGAACGTCAACGCTTGAGCGCCCGTTTGCTCGACCACTTCCCCGTCTCGGTATTGCAACTTATGCCGAACACCCTCGTGGGTGAAGCTCACCTCACGGGAGGTCACGGGATACACGTTCCCCCTCCACGAGAAATGTGGAAGGAGCTTCAGGAGATCGGTCACGGTTTTACAGGGCTTGGTGCGTTTCCACGATTGGGTGGTGCACCAGAGATCTTGTCGGCCGCCGCTACCAGTTTGTCGGCAGCAGTCCCGAGCTTGTCGATGTTGGCTGTGGCGGCTGGGGAGGCGTTGCTGTCCTTGGCCGCAGCGTCTACACGTGCACGTTCGGCTTTGGCTTGGCGGTTCTCGACTTCATCGATTCCGCCAAGAAAGCCTTTGCCGTTGAAGATGCCTTTGACCCCTCCCCACAGACCTTCAGCGCCACCGTTGGCTTTCTGGAGGTCGTTGTATTGATCGACGGCAGCGCCCACAGAGGCGCCCGCTACGAGCCCGAGAGGGCCGCCAGCCTGCGCGCCTGCGAGACCAAAGCCTCCAACTAGAGCTCCTGTGGTAGCGCCATTCTCGCCCCCAATAGCGCCCCCGATCGCACCGCCAATTCCTGCGCCAGCGATGCCTGCGCCGAGGATGTTGAGACCCGCACCAAGACGGCCTCCAAGCATTCCGGCACCACCGACGCCGACACCCCCGCCCCCGACGCCACCACCCGCACCTCCAGACAGGATCCGCTTGATCGTGCTGCCCACGACTTGGCCAAGCGCGGCTTTTCCGAGTTCGATCGCAAATGCTCCAGCAATGAAAGCACCGATCCCCTTCAAAGGATTTTCGGCCAACCATTTGGCCAAGCCAACGAATTCCTTGGTTGCTTTGGCAACGTACGGGACGAGTTCTTTCAAATCGGGTGCGAGCTTGACCAACTCGGGGAACAGCTCGGACGCAACGACGTCTTTGAGCTCGGTGTTCAAGAGCTCCATCTGAGCCCCGAACCCCTTCATTGCGTCTGCGGCGTCCTTCTCAACGGTCTGGAAGTCGCCCTTTACGTCCGCGGCTTGATCCCAAATCTTGAGAGCGGCGTCATGACCCTTCTGGGTCGCAACGCTTTCTTTGTCGCCGTTCTTGAGTGCTTCGGTTCGTGTATCCTTGAACGTGTTGATCATCCCCATCAAGGGCTTGATGGCGCGCTTGCCGAACACCTCCTCGATCTGAGTCGAGTCGCCTCGTGAAGCGGTGAGCGTGTCGCCTACGATGTCGCGGATGTTCCGGGCTCCGTTCTTGGCGTCGCCCTTCTCGTAAACGTTGACCTTGCGGCCTGAGAACGCCTTACCTGAGGCCATTTTTCCGGCCTTCTGGGTCAACTCGCTGAACATATCGGCAACGCCCGTAGCTGTTTCGGCAGCGTCGCCGGTTGCATCTTGCGTAATTTGTAGGAGCCCGCCCAACCCTTTGATCCCCTCCGTCCCACGCACGCCGAAGTCCCGGCCTCGAGCGATCAAGCCTGGAAGATATTGTGCTTGGTCACTGAGCTTGAAGCTGCCCTTCTTGCCCTGACCGTACAGCGTAGCGAGTGCTTTTTGAACGTCAGGCTCACTCGTCACTCCGGCTTGGCGAAGTGCCCAAGCAGAGTCAGCGAGGTCCGACGTTTGCGCACCGCTGGCTTGCGCGAGCGTGGCGAACGTCTTCATGTGGGCCACACCACCGGCAAGATCACCCGTGCGATCGACGTAGCGGCTAACGCCCGCTGCTACCGCTTCGGGGGCGATGCCGGTTTCGATCGCGGTGCGGGAGAACTTCTTTCGAAGCTCGTTGGGATCCATGCCCTGCTCACCGTCGGCACGGCCTTGGATGGCGGTCCTACGAGCGATGTCATCGAGCTTGGACGCTTCGGAAATGCTCGAAGCTGCAAGAGCAGCACCGGAGAGGCCAAGCGTGGCCGCTGCGGCCGTTCCGACGGCCTTTACGGTTCCCCAGACCCTGGAAGCTGTCCCACCAACCGTCGAGCGTATGAAGCGCTCCTGAGCTTGTCTCTCACGTTGGGCTGACTTCTGTAGCCGGTTCTGGCCCTGCTCCTCGAGGCGGAGGTTCCGCATCGTTTGTTGCTGGCGAGCCTTGGCCCAGTAGTTCGTCTGGCGTTCCGCTTCACGAGCAGCACGCTTTTCCTCAGCCTGTACGGCTCGAGCCAGCTTCTTCTGTTCTGCCTCGGCAATCTTTGCTGGGTCTTTGCCCGCCGGAACCCTTTGAGATCGGCGGTTCAGCCCCTTTTCGATCTTGTCGTTGTGCCGGCCGAACTTCCTTTCGAGGCTCGATAGAGCTGTATCAACGTTATGCTGCCCGACAACGGCAATGTTGTACTCAAGAAGTGCTGCCAATTATTCTTTCAGGACAGCCGCGTAGCTAATGGCATCTTCAATCCCAAGGATTGACTGTGACTTTTCCCCACCAGCTACGTCTTGAGAGGACGCAAGATCTCCATAAGAGCCAATGTCCGTAATTAAGCTCTTGAGGCTCGATACGAAGCCAGGCGGCAAGCTCGAGAGATGGGAAGCCAACAGGCTGGAGACGGTACAAATCTTGACCGCCAACGCAGTAGTGAGTTCGACCAAGTCCTGCAATGGCATCGACAGTAAAGGGAACCCCGAGCCGCCGACTCCCAGGCGCTTGATCCAGGCGTCAATGTCTTCAGGGTCCATCCGTTCCCACGGACCGTATTTGTGCTGAACAAGCTGGTACGCGGAAAACAAGACCAGCACCTCGGAAGCGCTGAGCTGAGCCACATCATCTGCGTCACGGAAGATTGGGCTATAGATGATCCCCTTGTCGGGGTTCTCCATGCCGTCCACCTGGACGACGCACATGGCCAAGACCTCTTTCGCGACTGCGTCGGAATAGAGAGCCGAAATGGCTGGGCTCGAAAGGTCCTCGTTCGAAAAGTTCTTCCTTTTGAGCTTCTCGTGAGCCTTCCGCTTGGCCTCGTCATGCTGCTCCATCTTGAGCGTCATGATCCGGACCTTGCCCATAGGCTCGCCGTTCTCGTCCTTTTGGGGGAAATCGAAAACCTCCGACGGTCGAGGCTTCTGCATCAACTTCCAAAAGAGCTCTGAAGGAGGGACGGACGGATCTGGTTTGCTCATGTATCCTGAAATGCAAAAAGGCGATCACCGGGTTCCGAAAGTTCGAAACCCAAGATGATCGCCATGGGAACGCCCCAGTTGGAGCTATGTCAGTAAAGAGCGCCGTCAGAGGTTTATCCCCTGACGGCTGCGGTAATCATTGAAGCGGACTGAGTGTGCCAAGCCAGTTGAAGCTACCTTCAACCGAAGCGTTGACGCTCTGCCCTACTTCTACGTTCTCGATCTTGCCGTTACCCAAATACGCCTTGGGTCCAATCGGCACCTGCAGGGTGACGAAGTTTTCGTTCGCCATGTCGTCCCAGAAGGCTTCTTCGAGGCCACCTACGGGAACCACGAAGTTGACGGTGACGGTCACTTCGCCTGAGCCTGGCGTGAAACCGGCCAACCCCTCGTTGAGCACATCAACGCGGATTATGCCGTTCTTACCCGTCACATGGATCGAAGTAATCTTCTCGATCAAGCTTCCATTGTAGAAGCAGCCGAGCTTGCTGAAGTCTTGTAGTGCCATAGTGGTTGGTCCTTAGCCCTGGCTGATCTCGGAGATCTTGAAAGTGATCTGGTGAGCGAGGTCGATCACGTTCAGGTCGAACTGAGACTCGATGCGTCCGCCCGATCCCTTGAGAACGGTGACACTCGCCTTGGTCTGGTCGACGTTTTGGAGCTTGCCCAAAAGATCGTAGTCATCCATTTGCTTGCGGATCGGCGCTACCAGCTGCGAAGGCGTCAGCACCCCACGAATCAGCTTCTGATTCCGGTTGATGCTTCCGTCTGCAAGCCTTTGATCGTCTTTGAGCTTTTTGCCGCTGTAGCTCAGCTGCATGAGGCTCAAGAGTTCGTCAGTGAACTCGTCACACACAGAAATCCTGTGCGTTTCGGTAGCGCGGAAGTCCTCGATCGTGCCGGCTGGGTTCTTGCTTCGTGTGTCGACACTCATCACGATGTAGGCACCGGTCGGGCTCGAAGCGATCATGGTGATGCCGTCCAAAATCGAGTCATTTTGATCGTCGGTGTCCGGGTAGTCAGCAGTGCTGAACACCGGCTTGATGAACGGGCTCAGGTTGAAGCCGTCGAAATTCGTTGCCGAATCGACTTGCTCACCCGCCTGACGAACCGCAGCCAGACCAGCCGCTAGCTCCGCAGTATCGTGCTCGCTGTTGACCTGGAGGCAGATGTCCTCACGCTCGTAATTCAGACCAACTGCAAGAGTTTCGCAGCTGGTGAGCGAACCCGTGTAGGCCACGATGCCGACCGAACGAAGACCCTGACGAGGCAGAGACTTGGCAACAATGTGAGCCTTGAGGTTGCCCCACGACGTTGCGTCGTTGGCCGAAAGCACCACATAGTACTTTCGAACGCTCGAGATGTTGGCCAACGCCGAGGCGAGGTTGGTGGCTTCGGTTGTCGAACCTTCAGCGCCCGCAACAACGGAACCCAAGAAGGCTCCGGAAGCGGACACGGTCGTCCCTACCCCAGCCGTAACGGTGCAGCGGTAGCGAATCACCCCTAGGGATGCTGTTCCCGAGCTGATTCCCTTGTGCTTGGCGGTCAGGGTAACAACGCCGGTAGAACCGGTCGAAGAAGCCACGACAGGGAGCCAGGTCGACGCGTTGATCGACGCAACCATTCCGGTAGCGATCGAGGCGACGGTGTCACCAGGCTGAAAAGTGTATGAGCTGTCTTCACCGCAGATTGTGGCGATGGCGGTTCCAACTGCAGTCGGAACGGTGGCGAAGGTGAAGGTGCCAGTAGCAGCAGCCGGGGAACCGCCAGTAGTTTCAGCTACAGGGAGACCCCATAGCTTGGCGTCGGGGTTCATGCTGATGAATTTTTTGGCCGCTCGATGAAGGAACGATCCAGACCCAGCACCCTGTTCGGCAACACCCGTATTGCGAATCGGGTAGAGCTGGCCTGCTGTCCAAGTTCCCGTGGAAAGCATGGGCATCGCCAGCACGACTTCACGGACACCAGCACTTGCCGAGGCCGGACCTTGAGCAAAGTCAATTTCGGCGAACGTGCCCGGTACTTTGTAGTCTTGGCCTACGCCAGTGATCGGAATAAGAGGAGCGTTCACTTAGAACCTTCCTTCGCGGGCTCAACGGGCTTTGCAGCCTTGGGAACCCAAGAATTGTTGGTGAATTCGAGCTCAACGAAGTCAACGCCACACTCGGCAGCTGTCTCCTTGTTGGCGGGCCACAGACAGGGCTCCCGACGGACCAGCTTCTTGAGGCGCTGACCAGCATCGGACTCACTGTCGGTGACGAAAGGCTCTTTTGAAGCCGGAGGAATGGCCTCATTGGTCCAAGTACGACCAACACGACGCAGAT